TGGTAAAAAACTGATTAGTGAATACGATGCTGATGCTTATTTTGAAGAAAAAGAGGAAGAAAAACCTCAATTTTTAAAGGAAGGCGAATAAATAAACGTAATATTAAAAACCCTTATAGATATATTAGGAAAAATATATCAAATTGAATGGTAGTTAAAATTTCTCGTGCATTTAAGGACATTAGTTTGTCATTTACGAAGCATCCTGTCACAAATGACGTGACTGTGCTGAAAAATGAAGATGCAATTAAGAAATCAGTGGTCAATTTATGCCGAACACGCATAAATGAGAGATTTTTTAACGACTTATTGGGTACATCAATCGAAGATTCGTTGTTTGAGACGAATTTGAATGACATTACATCATTTATAGAGAGAGAAATCACTGTTTTACTTAGTAATTATGAGCCAAGAATAAGACTAACTAGTGTTATTGTTGAATCTTTAGTTGATTCATACGAATTACAGATAAGAGTTGAGTATGAAATTACAGGATTACCATTTCCGACACAAAATATCGAATTTTTACTTCAACCGACTAGGATATAATGTCATTTACACAGTTTACCAACCTCGATTTTAATACTTTTAGGGCTCAGATTAAGGATTATTTGAGATCTAACTCAAATTTTACTGATTTTGACTTTGAAGGATCAAACTTTTCAATTTTAATTGATACTTTAGCATATAACTCTTACATAACTGCTTATAATACGAACATGGCAGTCAATGAATCTTTCATTGATAGTGCAACTCTACGTGAAAATGTCGTATCATTAGCAAGAAATATCGGTTATGTACCAAGATCTAAAAAATCAGCAGTTGCAACAATTAGTTTTAATGTCGATGTATCATCAATAAACGCACAGCAAGTCAAATTAAATGCTGGTTTAGTAGCATTAGGATCTGTACAGGGTGGAAATTATACATTTTCAATACCAGAAGACATTATAGTAACTCCAACCAGTAATGGAGTTGCGAGTTTTAACAATATTTCAATCTATGAGGGTAATTATCTAACTAAAACCTTCGTTGTAGACAGTTCACAAACAAATGAAAGGTATATTTTACCAAATGCAAACATTGATATCTCCTCAATTCGTGTTGAAGTCAGTGATAAGGATGGTATTTTAACATATAATCCATATACAAATATTTTTGATGTTAATCCTGAATCTCGATTATTCTTAGTTCAAGAAGTTGATGATGAAAGATACCAAATCATGTTTGGTGATAATATTGTAGGTAAAAAGCCAGCAAATGGTGCAACAATTAAAGTCAGTTATATTGTCACTAATGGAGTGGAGGGTAATAATGCTGCTAATTTTACTTTTTCTGGTAGACTAGTGAGCAACTCAGGAGCATCAATTGTTAGTAATATATCGCTCTTAACAACCACACAATCGTCTGAAAATGGTGATGAGATAGAATCTATAGACAGTATCAAATATCTTGCTCCAAGGGTGTATGCATCGCAATACAGAGCAGTTACACCAAATGATTATAAGAGTTTAATACCATTTTTATACCCAAATATTGATTCTGTAAGTGCTTATGGTGGAGAAGAACTCGATCCACCTGAATTTGGAAAGGTTTACATCACTGTTAAACCAAAAAATGGTGAATTTTTATCTGCGGTAGCAAAAGATTCAATTAAAAGTGATTTAAAAAAATATACTGTAGCTGGAATCAAACAAGAATTTTTAGATTTAATGTATTTGTATGTTGAATTTGATTCAACTGTATCATATGACTCAGGATTTATTGCTGATAAATTAAACTTACAGACAAGAATATTATCTGCAGTTGAAACTTATTCAAAATCAGCAGATATTAACTCTTTTGGTGGAAGATTGAAGTATAGTAAGTTACTTTCTCAAATTGATAAGGTTGATACTGGAATAACCTCAAATATCACAACTCTTGTAATTCGAAGAAATATGATTCCTGCTTACAATTCAATCGCAACCTATGAAGTTTGTTATGGAAACAAGTTTCATGCTGATTTGGAAGGGTTTAATATTCGTTCCTCTGCTTTTAAAATTGATGCAGTTGATGGTGATGTATACATGACTGATTTCCCAAATGATGATCAACTCACTGGAGTTGTTAAGTTTTTTGTATTCGTTGATGGTGTGATAACTTATATCAATAATAATGCAGGAACTGTAAATTATACAAAAGGAGAAGTAAATTTATTTCCAGTAAATATTACCTCTACAACACTATCTAATCGAATTGAAATTGAGGCTACACCAGAATCTAATGATATCGTAGCAAAAGAGAACCTTTATATTGTGCTAGATACTACAGGAAATAGTAAATTAAACCTATTAGAGGATGTTCTTGTTTCTGGATCAAATATATCAGGAACAAACTACGCACCACCATCTAGTTTCATTAGTAACAAAAAATATATAAGATAACAGATGTCTGATAAAAAAGTCAAAATTTCAAATATTCTTGGTAGTCAAATACCAGATTTTATACAAGCAGATAATCCACTTTTTAAAGAGTTTTTAACTCAATACTATGAGTCTGAGGAACGTGAGTATGGGACAACATACTTAGCTGACCATATTTCATCTCTTAAGAAGATACCAACTGTTGCTGATATTTCTTTAGTTAAAAAACAAACAGTTAATGTTCCAGGCACTGCATCTCCAGAGTCACCAGTTCTTATATCTTCTTTTTTATATGCATATGATGATGTAATTAATGTAAATCAAACAACTGGATTTCCAGATAAGTATGGATTACTAAAAATTGATAATGAGATTATCACATATACTGGAAAAACTGCAACTTCATTTACTGGATGTATTCGTGGGTTTAGTGGTATATCTGAAATTGAAACTGTTTCAAATCCTGAGTTCTTAACTTTTAGTGACACAAATGCAGATGCACATGATGAAAATTCAACAGTAACTAACTTAAGTTTTCTTTTTGTAACTGAATTCTATAAAAAATTTAGAAAACACTTTTTGCCTGGTTTAGAAGGAAGAGATTTTTCCTATGGAATAAATGTAGAAAATATTTTATCGAGGGCAAGGGATTTTTATAGTTCAAAAGGAACAGATACTTCATTACAAATACTTTTTCAGGTATTATATGGTAAACAAATTGATGTTATTAAACCTTTTGATCAAACAATCATGCCATCAGAGGCTGAATATGATGTATCGGATAATATTATAGTTGAAGTTTTATTTGGAAATCCCTTAAATTTAGTTGGTGTTAAAATATATCAAGATTCCTTTACTAATCCAACTGCGAGTGGTGCAGTTTCAAATGTAAATACAAAATTTTTAGGAAATAAAAAATATTATGAAATATCTTTTTCAAAGGGAACAATAATAGATAAACTTAAAGTTTCTACAAAAACTAAAGTAATAGGAGCTGCTTCAACGACTGAAGTTTTAACAGTTGATTCTACTATTGGGTTTGGAGAAACTGGTAATTTTTATTATCCTAATGAGGATAATATTTACACATTGGCAGAATATACTTCTAAATCCAGTAATCAATTTTTTGGTTGCACTGGTGTTTCTAGACTTCTGACAGAATCTGAGTCAATCATAGATACTAATTTTGTCTATGGTTATGAAAATAATGATTTGACTAAAATATGCACGATGAGAATTGTAGGAACAATTTCTGGTGCATCTGATAATAAGGATTCAACTAAGTATTTTGATTTTGATGATTTAATTAGAGTCAAACATTTAGGTGAAAAATATGATGTATCTGATAAAAAATTTAATACTTGGTTTTATAATAATATATCATATGTTGATGCTTTGGGACATGTAGCTGATGGAGACACCATTAACGATTCTGCTGCAGATAGAACATTTACAACATCAACAGAGCATTTTTTAAAAATAGGTGATAGAGTAGATATATTTTTTAAAGAGTCAGGTGTTAAATTTAGAGAAAATTCAGAAGTTAGTGTAGTCAATAATGAAAAACAAATTCAAATAGACGGTGGTATTATAAACACTAAAATTATTAGCGGTGATTATGTAATTAAAAAAAGATTAAATTATACATCTTCAAATTTTGGAATCACTAATCTCCTTTCAAATATTCAAAATTCTTTTTCAGATAAAGATAAAAACACATACGTTTCTTTTTCTGGATATCCATCATTTGATACACAAACTACAAATAGATCACATGTATTTCAATCATCTGCGATTAATGCAAATACGATTACGATAAATGATCATAATTTTATAAATGGTGAGAAAGTATATCTATCTCTTTCTTTAGACTCTGGACTTAGTGAGGGATCAAGTGGTTATTACTATGTGAATGTTATTAATAATAATAATTTCAAATTATCCACAAGTTATCCAAACTTATATAATAGCGTTTTTGAAACAATTACATGGAGTGGAGTTGGATCTGGAGAACATACAATAACACCTGCATCATTATACATTGGCCAAAAATTAAGTAATCAAAATAATTTAAGAAGAATATATAAAAATCCACAAGTTTCAAAAAATAATTCAAGAATTATTGGTGCAATTGGTATTTCTTTAAATGGTGTGGAGTATCATTCACCAATTTCTAATGAATCTGTTTACTATGGACAAATTGATGAATTGCAAGTTACAAACTCTGGAGAAAATTTTGATGTTATAAATCCACCTACATTATTAATTACAGATAAAAATGGAACAAACTGTGAAACTATTGTTAATTTTTCTGGCCAACCAACAAAAGTAATTTTAAATAAATCAGGATTTGATTATTTAAATACTCCCTCAGTAAGAATAGTTGGAGGAAATGGCACTGGAGCTGTTTGCAAAGCAAAAATGAGGGGATTTAATTATAGTAGATCATATACTGATTTTAATGTAGATTTAACAACTAATAGAATTACTGGAGAACATAGATTTTCTGATGGTGAAGAAGTTAGATATATTGCAACTGGAACTCCCATAGGAATTACCACTGGAGTAAATGTGGGATTTAATACTGATAGATTGACATCAGGAACATCATACTTTATCGCAAAATATGATAATAATTCATTTGGTTTAGCAATTAATGAAGACAGAGCACTAACTAAAACAAATTTATTAGATTTATTTGATTTTGGAAATCAAGTTCATACTTTTGAATCTCAAAAGGTAAGAAATATAATTGACAGAATTGAAATAACAAATACTGGATCTTCCTACGATAATCATCGTGTAGAAATACCATCACAACTATATCCACCAATAAATTTAAAAGATGTGTTTAAAACATTTGTTGGTATAAACACTTTTAATGATTATGTTTATGCTAAAAATCATAATTTTAAAAACGGTGATATTGTAGATTATATTTGTAGTGGAACTGTTATATCTGGATTATCAACATCAATTCCTTATCAAATTACGGTAATTGATAATGATAAATTTAAATTAAGTAGTGCAGGAACAGCAACAACTATATCAAATACAAATTATGAAAGAAAAATATATGAAAAATTAAGTAGTATTGGAGTTGGAACCCATACATTTAAATATCCTAATATTCGAGTTGAAATTAATGGGCAAATTTCTGCAGGTACAACTTCTACAATTCCTGATTATTATAAAGCGTCAGCTGATGTTGAAGTAAGAGGGGGGTTAAAAAATATTTTTGTAAAAAATGGTGGTGTTGGATATGGAGTAACAAATATAGTAAATTATTTAAAAAAACCAAAAATATCTTTACTAACTGGAAAAAATGCGTTTTTAACACCTAATGTTGTAAATGGTAAAGTAGAGAGTGTTTCTATTGGAAACGGTGGTTCTGAATATACAAGTCCACCAATACTTGAAGTTGTGGAAGTTGGTAAAGCAATTGGAACTATTGGTGCAGTTGCTGAATTAAAAGCAGTCGTATCTGACGGAAAAATAACTGATGTTAAGATAATTAAAAAAGGAAGTAAATATAATCCAAACAACACAATAATAAGAATTACACCATCAGGATCTAAATCAATCATAACAACTAAAATTCATGAATGGAAAATAAATGCAGTAGAGAGATATGATCATGTTTTAACAGAAAATAATTCTCAATTTGTTCAAATAAATTCAGAATCATTAGACTACAATAATAAAATTTGTTCTTTTTATCCTGTTAAAAAATATCGTCGTTTACTCAGAGATAATATTGATTCCAATTTAATAGAATTTGTAGATGATCACTCAAAAATAGTTGGATGGGCATATGATGGTAATCCAATTTATGGGCCAGTTGGTGTTAACACTTCTGGAATTACCACATATATGCAATCTAGTTATCAACTTGATATTATCGCAGATTCTGGTTTAAGACCATCAACTTATCAAAATGGATATTTCATTCAGGATTATGTTTATAAAGGAAATGGTGATTTGGATGAGTTTAACGGAACATTTTTAATAAATTCAGATTTCCCAGAGGGAACTTATGCTTATTTTTCAACTTTGAACAATACTAGTAAAAATCCATCTTTCCCTTACATTTCATTCCAACATCGTAATGCCACTGATAATTTTAATTATAATTTAAACAGTAAACAAATAGATAAAGTAATTAATAGTGGAGAATATAAAAGAAATGTAACTCATTTAGGTTTGAATGATGAGTTTAGAAGATATCCTGTTCTTAATGATTCTCTTGAATCAAAGGCATTAGTCAAAATTGATGGGGTAAAAGACTCAAGAATTACAAAAGTTAGCGTTGATGGATCTGGAACTGGATATAAAGTTAATGATAGAATTATTTTTAACGATCCTTCTATAACATCTAGTGTAGATCAAGTTATTGGTAAAAAAATTGTATCTGTAGGAACCACTAATACAATTATCAATAATTTAATATTTTCAGTTCTTGATGATCAAGTAACAGGTTTTTCTACAATTCCACATGGACTATCTGCAGGAGATATTGTTGAAATATCTGGAATATCATCAACCCTTTACAAAAATATAGAGGGAGTACAAACTATTGGTGTAACAACAACTACTGCCAGTTTATCTCAAGCTATCGGAAATGCAGCTACAACTGGAATTACAACATTTATAAGTCTTAGTTCTCCAACCTTAAATAGAAAATTTGAAGTTGATGATGTTTTCCAAATTGGATCAGAGCAATTCCTTGTAATAGATCATGATGATGTTAACAACAAATATAGAGTTAGAAGAGGTTATAATTCTTCAGGAAATACTACTCATAGTGCTGGAACAATAGTTAATAAATTAGAAACAAAATTTACATATCCAATATCAAAAAAAGTAGAAAATATTAATGTTCAATTTCCTAAAATTGAATATTTTGAAGGAACAAGTTCAATCGGAATTGGAACAAGTGTATCGAATGTCATTGTTGGACAAGTAGGAATAACATCCATTTATAAATCAATTCCTGCAAAGGCAATTTACTTACCAAATCACAAATTTCAAAATGGAGATGAAGTAAAACTAATTTCTATTGGATCAACCATTAATGCAACTAGAAATGCAGATTTATCTAATCCATTTGATTTATCAAGCTTTGATAAACTTTTCTGCACTAGATTCAATTCAGAATTTATTGGTTTAGCTACTGAAAAAACAGGAATAGGAACTTTAGGTATAAGTACAACATCACAGAATGTATTTTTTAAAGAGGTTTTGACCACAGGTGGTGATGATAATAAACTTGAATTACTTACTAATAACGTATTTGGATCTTTAAGAAAAGTCAATGGAACTGTTACTGTTGCAACATCTGCAACTACAGGTCAACACCATGCATTATCCGTTGGGGATGAGTTTGAGTTACATTTAACAACTAATAAAACACAAACATTCAATTTAAAATATAACGAAAGTATTCAAAAATTAGTTGTTAATCCTTTATCTTTCATAGATTCGGCAATTGGAATAGGGACAACCATGTCAACTATAACAATTAATGATCATGATTTTCAAACAGGAGATTTGGTTGTTTATAATTCAACAACACCAGCAGATCCTTTAGTTAATGATGGAGTTTACTATGTAATTAAAGAATCTAGAGATACCATAAGATTAGCAGAAAATGCTTATGATTTATCAATATTTCCATATAATTATATTGGAATTGGAACAACTGGAGGAACCAATCATGAAATATCAAAAATTAATCCAAAATTATCTTTCTATAAAAACAATACAGTAGAACTTGTAACCACCGATTCAAGTTTAGATGATTTTAGTATAGAATTTTATGAAGATAAAAATTTAAAATCAAAATACAATAGTAATTTAATTACTAAAACTAGTGATAAAATTACCATATCTGTAACTGATTTATTAGCACAAGAGTTTTTCTATAAGATTGAAGGTAAAAAAACTAATTTACATAAAACTTTATCTTTCCCTGTAGATGAAAGAGTTCCAAATCATTCGCAAATAGTATTAGTTGAATCTAAATTTAATGATAAATTTAAAGTCGTAGGAATTAGTTCTGACACATTTAAATTTAATGCCACTGGTATTGCTGAAACCACTTCCTACACTTCTACAGGCCTTTCAACATCATTCTATTCAACATCATCAATTAATGAAATTGGAGGAATACATTCTGTAAATGTTTTAAATAAAGGATTTAATGTTAGAAAATTACCACTAATAACCTCAATAGGAACAACTGATGGTTTAAATTCTGTTTTAACTGTAGAAGCAGATGATATCGGAAAAATAGAAAGTACTCAAGTTATTAATCAAGGTTTAGAATTTTCTCCTGATAACACTTTAAAACCAAAAGCAGATAGTAATGTGCTTCTAAAATTAAAAAATGTATTAACTTTAGATAGTATTGGAATTACTTCAGGTGGAGTTAATTATACAAATCCACCAAGCGTATTAGTGATTGGAAAACCAAATATACTTGCACAAACAACTATAAGTGGAACTTCAGTTAATAGTGTTAAAATTTTAACAAATGACAGTGGATTATCTGAGGACGTTAGAATTATTCCAATTACAAATTCAAATGGAGTTGTTGTAACTGGTGCTGATACAGATGCTCTTGGAACCGTAACTCTATCATTAAGGGCACCAAATCCAGAGTCTGGTTCTGAAAGTGGATTCTATAATTCAGGTGGTGATTTTCCATTCGCAGTAAATGATGAAATATTTGTTGAAAATATTAAAACTACGGATAATCCGAATGGTGGATATAATTCAAGTGATTATAATTACACCTATTTTAAAGTAACTGGAATCGGAACTACAGGTGGTGGAGAAACAGTTAGTTATTCATTAGTTGGCCTTGGATCAACTGGTGGAACATATCAGGAAGATAATAATTTTGGTAGAGTTATAAAAAAAGATAACTTAGCGGTGTTTAAAGCAATTTTCAAAGAAACAGTATTTAGTGATGATGAAATAGTTAGAGTAGACGGTAAAAATGTTTCGGGAATAGTGGCTAGAAATGGTTGGGATCCAATTTCAGAAACTTTAAAAGTATTCAGCACTAATGGTGATTTTTCACCAAATGATAAGATAGTAGGATCTATAAGCAATAATAAAGGAACTGTAACGGAACAATTTAAATTTGATTTTGATTTGGATGTGGATAGTTTGGCTAATATTAATAATAGTTGGAAAACAAATATTGGAAAATTAAATTCTGACATCCAAAAACTTCATGACAATCATTATTATCAAAGATTTTCTTATTCAATTAAAGGAGAAGTTCCATATAACACATGGAAAGATGCTGTTAATAGTTTAGATCATGTTGCAGGATTTAAAAACTTTTCTAATTTAGGTATTAGTACAGTAGGAATACAAACTATAAAATCAGATTCTGAAGTTGTTTTAAATGTAGACGTTGATCAAGAAGCGTCAGTGAATGAGAGATATTATTATGATATGGCTTCTGAGGATACTAATGATCCAGAATTATCAAAATTGATTGTATTAAAATCTAAAATTATAACTGACTATAACGAATCAAGAACAAATAAAGTACTTTTAATAGATGATATAAGTTCACAATTTACTGGAATTGTAACATCAATTGGTGGTGGTGTAATTGGTACAACTAGTTTTAATGTCTTTGCAGATGGAAATTCATTATTTCATAGAGAATTTAATCCATCCACGGGAGTATCAACTGTAACACACAAAATAAATCTTCCAAAACATAATTTTAATACTGGTGAAGAGTTAGTATATAAACCACACACTGGACAATCTCCCATTGGAATTGCAAATACATCTGATGTTAACGCTGGTGTGGCTGCAACAACATTATTACCATCAACTGTTTTTGTAATAAGAGAAGATCCAGATATTATTAAAGTTGCAATTTCTGCTACTTTTGCATCTGCTGGAATCGCAGTATCATTTACTAACGTAGTTGGAATAGCAAATACTAACATTCTTTCAGTTCCCTCAGAAAATGCCACTATCCGATCCTTAATAACTGTTGATAATATAATTCAAAGTCCCATTGGCATTACAACTGCCATATCTGTAGGATTAACTACTGAAGTGGGTATATCAACTACAATTCTATTTTTGAATGACACTTCAGAAATTTCAGGTAAGTCATTATTAAAAATAGAAGATGAAATAATTAAAGTGTCTATTGTTGGTCTTGGAACAACTACTCTAAACGTTGAAAGAGGTCAAATGGGAACTGTTGCAGTAGCACATACAGTGGGTGCAGCAGTGACAGTGGTTAAAGGTGATTACAGAATAAATGAAGGAAGAATATATTTTTCTGAAGCACCTTATGGGCCAGCTGGGATTGGTACTCTTACGACTAAATCTACATTTAGTGGTAGAGCATACTACAGGTTAACTTATGATACTAATAAAATTATTGATGATATATCAGATAGATTTGATGGATCTACCGATCAATTTAAGATGACAACAAATGGAAATGAATTGTTAGGAATTTCTAGTAGTTTTGGTGCAGTATTAATCAATAATATATTCCAAAAACCTTTTTTTGGAGATGTCGGTGACATTAACAAATCTGATTATCAAATAATTGGAGCAGGAAGTTCGATTGATTTTACAGGAACATCAGCAAATAAAGATTTACCTAGAGGAGGAATTATTAATGAATTTGATGTAGGAATTGGCTCTGGATATCAAGTTCCCAAAAAAGCAATACTAACTGCTGTGGTTTCAGCAGGTGGAACAATACAATCTGTAGGAATAGCTAGTGGTGGTGCTGGTTACTTGTCCAATCCTTTGGTATCAGTGAGTTCTACAACTGGAGTTGGTGCTGCAATATCCGCATTTGTAACTGCTGGCATAGTTACATCTGTCACAATTACAAATCCTGGTTCAGGTTATGCACAAGGTGGAATTTCAACTGGAATAAATTTTGTAACAACTGAACTTCCAAGTCCTTATAAAAATATTCCATTGTCTGGTGGAAATGGATCTGGTGCAACGATGGATGTGGTTGTTGGGACTGGTGGAAGTATACTATCATTTGACATAGCAGATCGTGGTGTAGGTTATGAAATAGGAGATAATTTGCAGTTAACTACACTACCATTCCAAGTAGGAATTGGAACAAGTGCGTTTAATATAACTGTAAAAAATAAATTCCAAGATAAATTCGCAGGATGGTGTTTTGGCCAATTATTAGAACTTGATGATTTTAGTATTCAGTTTAATGGATCTAGAAAATCATTTTTAATAACTCGTACAATTAAAGATAAAGAATACTATAGTATAGTTGCTCAAGAAGGATCAGGAATTATTCTACAAAATAATCTCTTGATATTCATTAATGATATTTTACAGAGACCAGGTCTTGATTATGAATTTGAAGGTGGAACTAGAATAACATTTAAAGAACCACCAAAACCAGGTAGTTTATTTAAAATGTATTTTTATACTGGTTCTACGTCCGACTTTGTTGAGGTAGATGTTGACGAAACAATAAAACCAGGTGACGAATTAAGATTACACTATTTTAATCAAAGTAATGTAAATTCTAGTATTTCTTCTGGAATTAGAACTGAATCCGTAATCACATTAGAAAAAAAATCTGAGCAAGATAATAGAGTGGTTTATGAATTAATAGCAGCAGATACAGTGGAAACCACAACATATTCTGGAGTTGGTATATCTACTAATGCTGATTTTGCTCGACCAATGATGTGGAGAAAACAAACACAAGATTTAATAATAGATGGAGTAAGCATATCAAAAGAGAGAAATTACTTAGAACCTGATATAGTACCAACAAGTGGAATAATTAAATCGATTTCACCAACTGATAGTAAAATTTATGTCAAAGACTCTTGGATGTTTAAAAAAGTTGATGACTTAGGACAAACTCTGAATAATATAAACATAGTTGGTTTGGGAACAACTGCTGTTGTTGAGACAATCGAGAAAGTCACATATGAAGGTGATTATGGAGTTGTCGTTGGAATTGGAACTAGTCTTGTAGGTATTAATACAACTGGGCCTGCACTATTCTTTGAAATTGTACCACATGAAAACATATATGATCCAGACGGTATACCAAATGGTTCTGAACAGGATAAAAGATCCAAATCTGGTATTTCTACTGGTGATTATTTTGTAATTGAAAATACATTTATAGGAAATGGAATTACTGGAATAAAAACTACATCTTCAGGCCCAGAAACTGTAGGTGTTGGAAATAGTTTCTTAAATAATGTTTATTTTGCTGAAGATTATGTTTCTGTTGGATCTTCTATGATAAGAGTTTTCGCAAATGTTAATTCGATTGCAGGTATAGATACAACAACACTAACAACTAAAGTTAAATATGGAACTTATAGTTGGGGTTCAATTAATGTATCTAGAAGTGCTAATTCAAAATCATTTACTTTCCACAATCAAAATGGAGTTGTTGGAATTGAGACCTCAGCTCAAGTGATAAGAACTATACCAATCAAAACTTCTTATACATAACAGGTATAAATAATCAAAAATGTAAGTATCAATGCCCGCAATAATCACTGACCAATATCGTATATTAAACGCAGAAACTTTTATAGACAGTTTTGTAGGTATTGGCACGACTGGAAATAACAACTATTATACTTTTTTAGCACATCCAAATCCTAAGAATGTCGGAGTTAAAAATTATGGATTTGCAGACTGGGGAAGTCCTGTTCCAAATCCTGTAGATTCATTTTCTCAAGAAAGTTTTTATTATGACAGTATGCTTTTCTTAAAAAAAGTGACTTCAGATGATGTTAGAAGAGTTATACCTAGATTAAATTGGCAAACAGGAACGATATATGACATGTATAGAAATAATTATTCTGGAAAGAATGATTATATTGATCAAAATTTAACACCTCAAACTAAATCAACAAGTTTATATTCATCAAATTACTATGTGGTAACATCAGAATTTAAAGTATATCTTTGTATTAATAATGGATCAGACCCAGATAATCCAGACGGAAAAAAATCAATAGCTGAACCAACTCATACAAATACTGCACCTCAAGATGCTGGAGATGGGTCAGATGGGTATAAGTGGAAATACTTGTATAGTATATCACCATCAGATATTGTCAAATTTGTAACAGAAAAATATGTGCCTCTTCCTAAAAAATGGGGAGATACAACTAATGAAAATATCAAAAACGCAGCTGTAGACGGAGCCC